AGGCACAGCCGTTAATACATTAGAAGTCCCCTTTCGCTTTTATCCGTGTTTAACGGCTGGTCTAGCATATTATTTATCCATGAAGAAAAACCCACAGCTGACACAAATGCTTAAAGTTATTTATGAAGAGGAGTTTGAAAGGGCTATGGGTGAGGATAGAGATAGATCTAGCTTTACAGTTACACCAGAATATCAGTACTTCAGGAGTAATTAATGGGTAGGTTTGCTTCAGGTAAATTTGCAAAAGGTATATCAGATAGATCGGGCATGGAGTATAGACTGAGAGATATGAAGCTTGAATGGAATGGGTCTTTGGTTGGACCAGACGAATTTGAGCGAAAACACCCGCAACTAGGTCCTTTCAAAGTTCCTGTTGACGGTCAAGCTATTAGAAATGCGAGGCCTAATAACCCTACTGTTCCTGTAAACTTCTTAGTATTTACAACAAACCCTATAGATAAACCTACATACAATGATAGTCACATACCAAAAAAACTTGAAAGTTTCGAGGTAACAGGTAGTATTGGTTCGGTAACAGTGAGTGTGACATGAGTTTTACATTAACCACATTAAAACAATCTATACAAGATTGGACTGAAAATGACGAAACCACTTTCGTAAATGAACTTGATTTTTTTATAAAAAACGCAGAAGAGCGGATACTTAAATCTGTTGATTTAGATTATTTTAGAAAAAACGTAACAGGCACCATGACAAGTGGTAACAAGTTTTTAGAAAAACCATCTGACTACTTAGCCACCTTTTCTTTATCGTATGTTAAAGATAGTGCAAATGTTTTTTTGTTACAAAAAGATGTTAATTATATACAAGAATTTACACCAAATCCAAGCACCACAGGCAGTCCAAGATTTTATTCTTCGTTTGATGTAGATACTTTTATCATAGCACCAACACCTGACTCCAGCTATGCTGTCGAGCTACATTATTATTACAGACCGGCCTCTTTGACAACAGATGATAGTGGAAGTACATGGATAAGCACTAATGCACCAGATGCTTTATTATATGCTTGTTTAGTTGAAGCCTACACCTTTATGAAAGGCGAAACTGATTTAATTCAACTGTATAGCGCAAGATACGGAGAAGCCATCACTAGATTGAAGAATTACGGTGAAGGACAAGAAAACACCGATGCTTTTAGAACAGGTCTTGTGAAAGTTCCAAAGTCTTGACACTTATAAGATAAAGTTTATACTATCTCATATGAAAAACAAAAGCATAGCTATTGTTGGACTTGGCAATAGTTTTTCAGAATATATATTAGCTAAAATTAGAAGCGAAAAATTTGATGAGGTTTGGGCGATAAACTCCATGTCTGGAGTCATTTATCACGACAAATGTTTTATGATGGATCCACCTTCAAGATTTCTTGACACGCCTAATGCTGGAAAGCAGACTAATATAATGGCAGATAGATTAAAAACAAAGATTAATATTCCTATATTTTCGTGCACTTTGGACAAAAGATGTCCAGATGTTGTAGAATATCCATTACAAAATGTTTTACAGAAAACTAAGTATGCTTATTTAAACAATACTGTTGCTTACGCACTTGCCTATGCGATAGCAGAAGAAGTATCGGATTTGCATTTGTATGGTATAGATTTTACACATAAAGCGATTAATTTTGCAGAAGCGGGTAGAGCATGTTGTGAGTTTTGGTTAGCCATAGCGGTGTCTAAAGGTGTAAAACTTCATATAGCAAACAGTTCTTCTTTGCTAGATACTAATGTTTCAGAGGATCAAAAACTATACGGCTATCATAGATTGGAGGACCCCTTAGTTTCTACAACCACACAAGGTGAAATGTTAATTACTAAAAAATCAAAACTAGAACCCCCAGAACCTTTAGATGCAACGCCTAATCTAATTGGTAGAGAGGATATACCGGGAGTAACTTACGAGGAGAAAAAAAATGTTTAATCTAAGTTCAGGAACAGTAGGAAGCGTGAATGTAAAAACATCACATCAAGGCGGGTTAACAAATGAACAGATTGCAGATTTAGCTGTAGATAAGATAGCCAGTGTTTCAGATCAAGCCCCACCTCATGTAAGACAACAGGCAAAATTATTTAAAGAGCAACTTAAAGGTATTCTGTATTATTATATCCTCTTGGCAAGAAAAGAAGAGCGTGCTAGTATTATTCAAATTCTAAGATCAAATGGTCAAAAAGAAACGGCTGAATATATAAGGAGACTTTAATATGGCTATAGCACAAGCAATGTGTACTTCATTCAAGAAAGAGTTACTGGAAGGTGTACACAATTTTAAAAATTCTGGTGGTAATGACTTTAAATTAGCACTTTTTGCAGAAGGCACTGGAGCTAAAGGATCAACAACTGCAACATTAGGTGCAACGACAACTGCATTAGTTACAACTGGTGAGGTTACTTCTAGTGGTACATATTCAACTGGTGGTGGACTTTTAACAAGAGTAGATCCAACTACCTCTGGCACAACTGCGTTTACAGACTTTAACGATTTAAGCTTTACGACAGCCACAATTACGGCCATGGGTGCTTTGATTTATAATGACTCTGCTTCAGGCAATCCAGCCGTATGTGTTTTAGATTTTACATCTAATAAAACATCAACATCTGGTACATTCACTATTCAATTTCCAACTGCTGATGCAAGTAATGCGATTATAAGGATAGCGTAAATTGTCAAACACTACCTTACAAGGTTGGGGTAGAGGCACATGGGGCCAAGGTCCTTGGAATCAACATCTTAATGTTGAAGTTGATAGCACTAGTCCTGTCCAAATATTAGGAACAACTGCTTTAGGTTCTGTTTTAGGTGTGCCGGGTGTTTTTGTGGGCGTAACAGGCGTTTCTGCAACTACTGCCATAAGTCAAACTGGTGCAGCCACAGTTACGTTTACTGTTACTGTAAATGAAAGTAATCCTTCCAATCATCCGTATTATAATGCCACTGGAGCATCTACTAAAAAATACGCCATAGGTGGATCGACTGCCACCGCCGATGTTTCTTTAACTATGTATGAGGGTAATACATATAGATTTGACCAAAGCGATAGTAGTAATAACGGACATCCAATTAATCTTTATGAAGATAGTGGCAAAAATTCAAGATACACAAGTGGTGTAAGTTACAATATAGATGGTTCTTCTGTATCTCAATCATCTTATGTTGATACAACTACTTTTAACGCAGGCACAACTAGATATGTAGAAATAACTGTCCCAGACGGCGCACCAACATTGCATTACCAATGTTTTTACCATAATCTTATGGGTTATCAAGCAGTTACTCTTGGTATTCCTAATGTAGAAACAACAACTGGAGCACCTGTTTCTGCTAACACTCCAGTAAGCCTTGCAATGACAAGTGCATTGGGTTCAGCGTCTGTTGTAACTGAAGTTGGAGTTAGTGTTACATTGGCTGCTGCACAAGCACAACAATCTAATGTTGTCACAGTGCCACAATGTGTGGTATCGTTAACGGGAGTTAGTGCTACTGGTAGCACTGGAGAGGAATTAGTATATAGTTTAATAGTTCCAAATCAAACAGCTAACTGGCAAGAGGTCGCATAATGGCAAGTACATTCGTAAACAATTTAAGACTTGAGGAAATGAATACTGGCGAACAGTCGGGTCAATGGGGTACAAAAACAAACACTAATTTAGAATTAGTTGGTGAGGCATTGGGGTTTGGCACACAAGCCGTCTTTGATTCCGATGCTGACAAAACAACGACTGTTGCAGATGCTGCCTCAGATCCAGCTAGAGCGATATATTTTAAAGTCACTGGCTCTGCAACATTAAGTGCGACAAGAACGCTTACAATAGCTCCTAATGATATGAAAAGACTACAATTTATTGAAAATGCAACAACTGGTAGTCAAAGCATACAAATAAGTCAAGGAAGTGGTGCAAAGGTAACAATACCAAATGGTCAAGTAAAAGCAGTTTACTTAGATGGTGGAGGCTCTTCAGCAGCCGTTGTAGATGCTTTTGCACATTTATCCGCTGTAGATTTAACAGTAGATGATGATTTAATTGTTGGAGATGATGTTACTTTAAAGTCAGATAGTGCAGTGCTAGGTTTTGGTGCAGATACAGATACTACGTTAACACACACAGATGGAACTGGACTTACGTTAAATGGCACAAACAAACTTACATTTGGTGATACGGCTAGTTTTATACAACAATCGGCTGATGGCACGCTAAGAATAGATGGTGAAGCAATAATTGATTTAAATGCTAGTACGAGAGTTGATGTATCTACTGATTTACAAGTTGGTGATGATTTAAGTTTAGCTTCTGATGGTGCAGTTTTAAACTTTGGTGCAGATAGTGATGTAAATCTAACTCATGTTGCAGATACTGCCTTACTTTTAAATGACGCCATTAAGCTCACCTTTAGAGATAGTGCTTTAGCTATTAACTCAAGCACAGACGGACAACTTGATGTGGATGCAGATACAGAAGTAGAAATCACTGCACCAACAATAGATCTAACTGCATCAACTAAAGTAACAATTAGTAATGATGTTGATGTTGCTGGTAGATCTGTGGGTGGAACACCAACAGCTGAAAATGATGGTAGCTTTGATTTATCAGCCAATAATGATTTTACTTGTACTACCGCAGGCACTACCGATATCACATTTACAAATCAAGCAGCAGGACAATCTGGTAATATTAAATTTGTACAGAGTGGTGGT